TAGAACTTTAGGAGATGCGGGTGCTGGACATACTGGAAATGAGAATACTACGGTTGGTAATAATTCTATGATTTTTACTACAAGTGCGTTAAGAAATTCGGGGTTAGGTTTTCAGAATTTGTATAGCTTAACTACTGGCGAACAAAACACAGCAATTGGTTGGGGTGTAATGACTGGTGTAACCACATCATCTCGAAACACAGCCGTTGGTTCTCAATCTGGCGGCACAACCGCAAGTGATAATACCTTTCTTGGATATGGGGCGGGATATGCTCACGCTGCGGGTAATGGTTCGGTTTACATAGGAAGCGAGGCGGGTTTTCGTTCAAGTGGTGGCGATAACGTAGCAATAGGTAGATTATCGGGAGGAACTATTGTAAACCAAGTAAGCGGCGACTCAAATGTTTTTGTAGGTAGCAGAGCGGGTTCTGACTTTAGAATGGTTGCAGCAAGTAAAAACGTGCTTATTGGTTATGATGCACAAACCGCAACATTTGCTGGTTCAAATCAATTAAACTTAGCAAACGTATTATGGGGAAGTGGATGTACTGGCACAAAAAATAATCCTGCTGGTAGTCTATCTGTTGGGGTAAACACTCCTAATGCTTCAGCTTTATTAGACCTTACTTCAACTACAAAAGGTTTATTATTGCCAAGAATGACAACCACTCAAATCAATGCTATTGCTTCTCCAGCTGCTGGTCTTACAGTATATAATACAACTTTAGCTTTAATTTGCTTTTATAATGGAACTGCTTGGCAAAGAGTAACAGCAACAGCAATGTAATCTTTAACTTTTAAATAAATAATCAATGAAAAAACTATTCTTTTCTGCCTTAATGATTGGCGCATTTACAGCTTCTAAAGCACAAACTATTGATACTAACGTAGCAAAGCCTTACCCAGTTGCGTTATTGGCTAAACCTTTTAAAGTAAATTGGAATGATACCGCAATGGCTCGTTTCTTGAACGTTTCTATTACTTCTGATAACTTGAAAAGCGAAGCAACTTTCCATTGGGTTTTATTTGGTAGCGGAACTGTACCCTTGCAGATGGGAGATGTTACTTGTGTTGGAGTAGAATATACTGCTTGGAATGGTAACAATGTGTATCCTTTCTCTTTTGTAGCTGACAAACTTGGCTTGGCAATCAAATAAACGCAAGAATGGATAACCCTACCCCACAAACCACAGGAAACGCTAAATTTGATGGCGCAATGTTGTTGCTCATAGCTGCAACTGGATGGTACTCAAAAATCACAATGAGCAATGTAGCTGCAACACTAACCATCATTGGTGGTACGTTGTATATTATTAACCAAGCCTATATCTTGTCAAAAAACATAAAAGAGAAAAAGGCTACAAAAAAAGTAAAGTAATGGAAACACAAAAAAGTTGGATGCAAAGCAAAACTATTTGGCTAAATGTTGTTGCTTTAACCTTGGGTGCAATGCCCGAAATGATGTCATTGATTGATGTCAATGTATTGACTGCTATTGGCGTTAATGAGCCTGTAAAGTATTATACCATCATTGGGCTAATTACTGGGTTCTTGAACATCGTATTGCGTGGTCAGCAAAAAGCAAAGATTAAACCTATCCGTAGAAAGAAATCTAAACTACCGAAAAATGAACAATTTTATTAATTGGCTGTTTATTATCGCTGCGTTTAGTCTTAGCTTTATTACATTAAGCTGTTCTAAGCCCCAATACGGCTGTTCTAAGCGTGAGCAAAGGAAAAGTGCCAAACACTTTGAGAAGTCCGTAAATTGGTGTCAAAGCGAGGCAATGCGTCAATCTTTGGTGTACTTCCCATTCAAAGAAAGTGATAGTGTGTTTGTGAAGGTGGAAACGATTGTAGATACCTTTACCCATTATGATACTTTAATAATTAACGATACAGCCTTCATCACAAAATTTGTCAATAAGGTGGTGAATAAAGTAACTACAAGGGAGATAAAGGTTGAGGATAGCAGAAAGTCGGGAATGCTCCAAAGCCAATTGGATGCTTGCAATCTGCGTGAGTTAGATATGTCTAACGAGTTAAACAAGACTAAAATTGGTTTAGCCAAGGAGAAATCTGCAAAGCAAGTCTACAAGTGGATATTGATTTGGATAATTATTATTATTGGTTGCATTATAGGTGTAAAAGTTGTAATGCCGAAGATTTTAAATAAACTATAATGACTTTAAATCAGAAAGGGAAAGACTTAATTATTCGTTTTGAAGGGTTGAAATTGGAAGCCTATTTATGCCCAGCAAACAAATGGACTATTGGTGTAGGCTCTACATTTTATGAGGACAACTCATTGGTAGAAGATGGTGATAAAATCACAAGAGAACGTGCTTTAAAGCTATTTGATAGCATAGCAGATAAGTTTGCGGTTGGTGTAAGAAGATTGATAACAAAGCCACTAACTACTAATCAATTTAGCGCATTGGTGTCATTTGCGTTCAATTGTGGACTTGGAAATCTTAGAGCAAGCACATTGCTAAGGAAAGTAAATGCTAACCCAAATGACCCTACAATAGCAGCAGAGTTTGCGAAATGGGATAAGGTAAATAAAAAAGTTTTACGAGGACTCAGTATAAGGCGAAAAGCCGAGAGCGACCTCTATTTTGAGAAATAAAAAAAGCCCTTACAATTTGTAGGGGCTATTTTATTTTAACGATGGTCAGCTTGTTTTGAATCAGATAATCTTCCAATTCATCAATTACACTTTGTGAGAAAAAGGTATTCTCATACAAGTCAGTTAAAAAGTCGTCTTTTAATATCACTTCAACCTCTTGTTTAGATATTGAGCCTGAAGTTTCTTCTGTTAAATAGTTCTTTATCATAGTTTGTAGTTTATTTGTTTTTAAATTGTTCAAATATTTCTTCTGAATTTAATCCCGCTAATTTTCCGTTAAAAAAATTATTGATAGTATATTGAATTGCAGTAATCATATCTTGCTCATTATAATTATTCTTGTCTTGTTCTTGTTGCCATTTAGCACCATATATAAAACCTTCTCTCCAAATAGGTACTATATCTATTCCATTGCATACATATTCTCCTTTATATATTTCTTTTGCAACTTCTTCAAGTGTTTGTTGTGTCATATTTTTTTTTGTTTTTAATTAATGTTTTTTCGTTCAAATGTTTGGTAGGC